TTTGACGCTTTGCCGTATCCGGTACGGCTTGCGCGCGGCGCAGGCCGTCCCAGGGGCCGCCGATGCCGACCGACGGCGGAGCAGGCGGCCGATCGCCGCTTTCCACCCCCGCGGCCCGGCCGAAGCGTCCGCAGCGGCCGGGCTTCCCGGTGCCGCCGACGTGCCCGGCCCGGCGCGCAGATTCCGGTTGCAAAACGATCCTCTATATTATATAGTATAGGAGACGATTTTTGGGGCTGTGACGGGAGCCGCTGCGGGAAACGCAACAATGCCGGAATCGACGTTAGCACTCCCGCGATAAGAGTGCCAGATTAACATAATATGACGAAACAAACGCGGGACTTTTGTTACAATAAGATTAAACCAGAGTGTACAACAGCATACATCGAGGGAATAAAATAGGTTTGCCAAGTAAGCGGCAAACGTTAAAATTTCCATGCAATATCTAAGGATTTGCTGGTTGCAGAAATTGTGTCAACCATGATGTCTGCAATTTCCCGCTTCCTGTCAAACGAGATATCGCCCCAGCTTTCCAGAGCCTCTGTGACTTTTTGGAGTTGCTCTGTTGTGAGCGGTGTGACGGTTAGTTCTGCAATGCTTTTTTTTGCAGTTCGACGGTGGGCATCTAATTCCGTAATCTTTTGATTGGCGTAGTGAAGCAGGCTTTGATCGGCATTGCCCAACGATTCCAACAAGACGTCGATTTCTACATCTATCTGGGTAAGCTGTTCTTGAAGTGCCAGTAATGCAGGGGCTTGCTTTGCAGTGGTTATTTCTTCCTTGTGATTTCTTAACTTCTCTGTCATGCGCTGAAAGACGGCATCTTCAACTTCTGCTGTCCAAAGATGGCCACAGCCAGGACAGCTTTTATTGCTTCTTCGCTTATTGCAAAACAGTGTTTCTTTTCCGTCCGGCCTACGGATACTGGAAAGTGCATGGCCACAAACACCGCATTTTACTTTGCCAGCCAACCAGGTGTGGGTGGGTTTTCCACCATTTATTTGTAGTGTTTTATTGTTCAGCATCTTTTCACGGCAAGTCAGCCAGAGGTCCGAAGAAACAAGGCCCTCATGGGGAGCTAACACCATCATATGTGCTGAAATATCTCGGTACTTACAATTCGTCATGCCTTTTCTTCGGTACTGGTAACATCCGTTTTCTCCCGTATACTCATCTTCTGCGTTGACAAGTTCTGCGCCATGGGACTGAAAGAATGCATAGACATTAGCGTCGGCTTGCACATATACAGGATTGCATAGGGTTTGCGATAGCATACTCTGGGTGAGTGGCTTTCCATAAACCGACTGCCCTTCTGCTGCCAGTTGGCGTGCGACGGAGCCGAAAGAAATGCCGTCTGGAGCGTATCGTTCGTATAGGGTCCGTAAGAGTTGTGCCTCGTCTGGCGTTTCAACAAGCATTTTCGTCTTTGCTCCGTGGAAGGTCGTTGGCTCGAAATGGTATCCAAACGGCGCGATGCTGTTTGGGCGTAGCCCGCGTCGGCATCCGGTATAAAATGCATCCTGAATCCGCGTTTGAATTGTCTCACGCTCCAGTTGGGCAAAGACGATGCAAATATGCAGCATAGCCCTGCCAATCGGTGTTGCCGTATCGAATTTCTCAACTGCCGATATAAATGATACCTGGTACTGCTGGAAAAGTTCTATCAATTTGGAAAAGTCTAAAATGGAACGGCTGATGCGGTCCAACTTGTAAACAACGACTGTTTTGATCCGGCCCGCTTTAACATCCCGGAGCAAGGCCTGCAAGCCTGGCCGGTCTGTATTTTTTCCACTGTATCCTTTGTCAACGTACTCAAGATAGTCCTCGCCGTGAAGTTCATTCCGGCAGTATTCAAACTGTGTCTCAATGGAAATGGTATTCGAGCGGTCAAGAGATAGCCGCCCATAGAGTGCATTGGTCCTCTCAATCATAGGTGTCCTCCCACTTTACTTTCTCAGAATTTCCAATCGATATTCAGCGTGTCGTGGGTTGCAGAAATTGTTCGGATCATCATATCTACGACATTTCGTTTATCGTCGAAGTCGATAGTATCCCAATTTGCAAGCGAGACTACAAGAAGTTCATATTGTTCTGGAGAAATAGACGTAGCGGTCAAATCTGCCAGCTTTTGTTGCAGCGTGCGTTTTTTCTCATCGAGTTCCGTGATCTTATTGTTTGCGTAGGAGATCAGAAGACTATTGGCACCGGTCAAACTGTCAATCAGTTTTTGAATTTCATTCTCGATTTGAACTAATTCAAGCTGCATTTTCGTAATTTCCGGGGTCAGATGTGCGGGATTTCTGTGCCGTCCATGCACACGACGCTTTGCCAATTGTTCTTTCATGCTTTGCAAGACGGCTGATTCCAAGTCGGCCGTTCGAATTTTTCCGCAACCAGGGCAGGATTTATTATCCAACCGCTTTGTGCAGCGAAGGAAGTCTACACCGGAAGGATTGGTGACACTCATTAGCGCAAATCCGCAGTTCCCACATTTGATTTTTCCGGCAGTCCAGGTGTGCGTTGCTTTCCTGGCAGTTTGAATGGAATCGTTATTTCTTTGCTTTTTCCGACAAGTCAGCCATAGGTCGGAGGAGATCACGCCGGCATGGGGTGCAAGCACCAGCATACGGCCTTCAAAATCCTGATATTTATAGGTTTCCACATCCCTGGCTTTGTATAAATAGCAGCCATTTGTTCCGGTAAAATCCATGACATCATTTACGATTTCAGTTCCCTGGCTTTTGAAGAAGCGATAGATATCTAAATCAGCCCGCACATAAACTGGATTGGACAGCATTTTTGAAAGGGTGCTGCGGTGCAACGATTTCCCAAATATTTGTATCCTGTGCTCCTCGAAATAACGAACGATGTCGCCATAGGATGTCTGCGGTTTCGCATACATCTCGTACATCCGTTGGACATTTGAAATCTCATCCTGGTTTGCAACCAGCATTTTTGTATTGACACCGCCGATTTTCGTCGATTCGTAATGGAATCCATAAGGTGCCTTTCCACCCATCCGAAAGCCACGCTGGCTGCGGGAATAGTATGCATCTGTAATACGCTTCTGGATCGTCTCGCGTTCCAATTGCGCAAAGACAATACAGATGTTCAGCATGGCCCGCCCCATGGGAGTCGACGTATCAAACTTTTCCGTGGAAGAAACAAACTCGACATGATAGTTTTGAAACTGGCCCATCATGGTGGAAAAATCAAGAATAGAACGACTGATGCGGTCCAATTTATACACGATAACTTTCTGTATTTTCCCGTTCTTGATATCAGCCATCATTTCTTGAAAGGCAGGGCGATCTGTATTCTTTCCGCTATAACCTTTATCCAAGTAGGTCTGATATGGCTCACCATGCAGTTCTGCAACGCAAAATTCAACTTGACTTTCGATGGAAATGCTGTCAGGTCTGTCGATAGACTGACGCCCATAAATCGCATTGATCCTGGTACTCATAGGCTCCTCCTTCATGAAATTAACTCAGCGCTTCCACTTGATTTGAAGCTTGTCCTGCGAAACAGAAATGCTGATGACCAGTTCGTCTAAAATGTCACGCTTTTGTTCCAGGCAAAGTGTGTCCCATTGCTCCAGCGATTCCAATAGGCTTTCTGCCAAAATAGGCTGGGGCTGTTGCTGCTCCAACATATTGATTTTTTCCTGTAGTTCTTGCTGCCGTTTTTCCAACGATGCAGCTTTTTCTTTTGCATAGGAAACTAGAAGTTCATTTGCACCGGAAAGGGACGCCATGAGCGTCTCTATCTCATTGCGAACTTTCACTAGGTCTTGACGCAATCTGGAATACTCTGTAGTGGACGCCGATACTTTTTTCGGCTTTGAAGGCAAGTGCTGTGTCTGGGCCCGCTTTTGCATCCGGTTAAAAACAGTCGCCTCCAGCTCAGAGGCTACGATCCTTCCAACGCCTGGGCAGCCATGTCCACGCATCTGTGCAATACAGTGCAGATGCGTCTGTCCGTCTCCTTCCCTTCGAATCATCATCGGCGAGCCGCAACTGGCACACTGGAGTTTTTTACTTAGCCAGGTGCGCGGCACAGTGCGGGCTGGACGTTCTCGGCGCATCTGCTCGATGTGATCCAGCTTCTTCCGGCAGACCAACCACAGGTCTGCCGGAATTACGCCGTTATGGGGTGCTAGAACTAGGGTGTGTCCCGCAGGGTCTATGTACTTTTGGGTATTTACATCCCGACCTTTGAACAGATAGCATCCATTCGTGCCGATATATTCGGAAGCCGAATTCACGATCGTTGCGCCGTGGCTCTTATAGTATTCGAAAATCGACTGGTCGGCTAGGACAAATGCAGGGTCACTGAGTATTCGCTTGAGTGTCGGTTGTGAGATGCATTTCCCGTTAGTACGGACACCATGCTCGTCCAAATAGCGCTTGATTTCAACATAAGTGGTTTGCGGCAGCGCATACATTTCATAGATTTTCTTTACGAAAACAAGCTCTTCTGGATTTTCAACCAACCGTTTGGTATGGATTCCATCGATCTCATAGGGTTCGTAGTGGAAGCCATATGGTGCTGGGAGCATCATTGGGATGCCGCGCATTGTCCTGGAATAATATGCATCTGAAATGCGCCGCTGAATCGTTTCCCGTTCCAGCTGTGCAAATACCATGCAAATGTTCAGCATAGCTAAGCCCAATGGAGTCGATGTATCAAATTTTTCTGTAGCAGACACAAAGTCAACGCCATAGGTTTGGAACACATCCATCATATTGGCGAAATCCAAAACAGAACGGCTGATCCTGTCCAAACGATATACCACAACTTTTCTGATTTTGCCTGCCTTAATATCTGCCAGAAGTGCCTGAAAAGCCGGACGGTTGATATTAGAGCCGCTATATCCGCGGTCGATGTATTCCTGAAATATTCCTGCACGGACTTCCTGCCTGCAGTATTCGATTTGCATCTCGATCGAAACGCTGTCCAGACGGTCCAGCGACTGTCGGGCATATAACGCAATAAAAGAATTGCTCATAGGCTCAGCCTCCTGTTGTCGCATAGCATACCACAATTATACGGGAAAGCACACGGCAACGCAAGAATGCCGCAGTAAAATGCGGCCGTATTTTACCGCAAAAACCGCCAGTCGCATTCCTGCTCCCGGAACGCATATCCCCGTCGATTCAGGTCCTCTACTTTCAGCGCCACCAGGTTGACATCGGAGCACATCGCCTGGGCGGTCTGTTCCACGTCGTATCCATTATGGATATACTCCAGGATTTCGTCATCCGGCAGCGCGATCTGGGCAGCAAATAGATTGGCCTCATATTCCATGCGGTCGTTGTGCACATCGAAGATGCTGAA